CTCCGAGAAGTGGCTTACCCACAGTAAGGTTCGCATGGCGACACCTCAAGAAGTGGCAAGGCATTACGGTAAATAAATATGATAATTCTTAGACTGCCCCCATACCCAATTGAGATTAAATACGATGTTCCTTTAGCAAGTACCAACTATTTGGTTACTATTGAAAACTCTACAAGAACAGTCAGGGCATCTGAAGTAATTCAATCTAGCGTAGCAAAAGAAGTCACTCTTACCCTTGCGGGGGACTTAATTAAATATGACCACGACTACTCTGTTGAAATTTATAAAATTAACGATGATGAAGATTCAGAAGACAATATTGTTGTTCAAGACATGCTTACAATTATACGACCGTATGTTAATCCAAATACACTAGGAACAACTGCAACAGAGATTGCAGAAGCAAAATACAATGAGAGTATTGCCAGAGCAATAGTTGATGCACTAACTACTCGTGGATTTACATTTGAAAGAAAAATTCTTGAGGTTGTTGGTCAGGGAACAGACTATATTCCTGTTTGGGGCACAATCTATAAAGTAAATCAAGTATTTGAAAATGGTAAACTTGTATACGATATTACAAATACCGTAGATGGTCCTTCTCTAGACGGATTTAGTTATGAGATTACAAAAGATAGAACTGCAATTGTAAAAGTTCCCACAGATTCAGAATACTATGAATCAAAAGATCGTTCAGAAAGAAAACCTCTTAAGTATAGAGATGCAGGCTCAGACTCATTTTACGTCTACGCCCCATACGAAAATTATGACAACATGTGGACTAATACAAAAAATACAGCAGTTGCATTTCCTGAAGGATTTGATTATATAATTGACTATGATTCTGGATACAAAGTTATTCCAAATGATATACAAGATGCAATGACAATGATAATTAATGATCTTAAATGCGGTAAAATGGATCACTACAAATCATATGTTACTGAATACGAAACAGATCAGTTTAAAATAAAATATGATCCATCTAAATTTAATGGTACTGGAAACATCTTAGTTGATATTATTCTTGATAAGTACACGACAAACTTTCGTACCCCTGGGATGCTGTGATGAATTGTGATACAACAGACTTTATGTACCCAATGCTTGCCGATGTTTATTATCCAATAATTAAGCAAAGCGAGTATGGCAAGGCTATTAAAGAATGGATCTTTGATAGAACAATTACATGCAATGCACAGTCTTTAAATCAAAAGGCAAATGAAGACACTTCTCCAGCAGTTTTTCTAGTTTCTGAAGGAAAGCTTGTTGCAAGATCAAAATCAGACATAAGAACATCTTCAAAAAACGAAAACAATAACATTACAAATATTCTTATAACAAATGTTAGGCTTCCAGGAGATAATCTAGTTTACAGAGAAACAGCAGGGCCAAGAAACGGAAGAGGAACAATATTTGAAATTGCAACTGTTGAGCCTTTTGTTGGAGGGCTTCAGAGCATCGAGTACTACCACATGGTATGGCGTAGATCTGAAAACCAGACAGTAGGCGATTAATGAGAGTTTCTATTAATGTTAAAGATTTTGAAAAAACTATTATGAATGTGGCAAATTATTCTATTGGGTTTTTAGATGGAGCAAAAAAGGGCAAAAATGTTTTTTTAAGAAATCTTGGCAAAAGTACAGTTTTAGTACTAAAGGAGTACGTTGATGCTGAAGCAAGATCAAACCCAAAAGCTTTACATCATATATACGAGTGGTATAAAACTGGTAGTCCAAGTGCTAGACTTTTTGATTTTGACTATACAGTTAGCAATCTAGGACTATCCTTTAACTCAACACTAAAGCAATCAAGTTCATTATCTCAAGGATCATCAACTCCGTTTTATAATAAAGCAAGAATAATGGAAGAAGGATTGCCAGTTACTATTTCTCCCAAAAAGGCAAAGGTGTTAGTGTTTGAATCTAACGGAGAAACCATATTTACAAGTAATGACATTAACATTGACAATCCAGGGGGAGATTATGTTGCAGGATCTTTTGAACGCATAATTGATGAATTCTTTAATGTCTACTTTAGACAGTCATTTCTTGCATCTTCTGGATTAAAATCCTACATCAATAATCCAATCCTTTATAAGAAAAATATTAAAAAGGGATCAAAGGCTGGAAAGTCTACTGGAGTTGAAACTGGATTTAGATGGATTGCAAACGCACATATTGGGGTAGAATAAGACTATGGCAACCGTTGCGGCAGAGACAGGCTTTCCACCTATTTTTATTAATAAATATGTTGTTGCCCAGCTTAAAGAATTTGGTATAGTAACTGGCATTGAGGGTATAGACCCAATCGTTCCAGTCCAGTCCACTAACCTAGATGACCTATTTGGAGAAATTACGGTAACTGGAGATGCATTTTTAATAGCATATGACAGACTAGCAAGATATAGACCAAGCTCAATGTACAGACACAAAAGAGAACAACTAGTTTATACGATCCACTCGTCTAGCGATGCCCAAGGGTTTGATATAGCTAGAATTATTTCGGCTGCCCTAGATAGGGAAGACTCAGCAGCACAAGATGTAAATAACTGGCTTATTAATAATCCAGACCAGGTTCCAGCCTTAAATGTATTTTTTCATCGTTTTAAGGTTTTTCAAATTGATGAAACAAGAGATCTTGTTGAGTTAGGATCTATAAAGTTTAATTGGCGGGGTAAGTTGATAATTGAGTATGACTACCATACCAAAGACTCTGATCTGCCACTATACACTTAAAAATGCTGTTATAATTAATACGAGGAAACAGCGCCAAACAACTTAATAACCCTATTTAGGAAAAAGAGGTGAATAAATGGCTAATTACAGTCGTGGTACATCAACCAACATTATCGTTGGTGCAGCAGCGTTATTCGTTGCAGATACAACTTTGGATGCAACATCATTAACTGCCTTTGAGTCTTCAAAGACTTTCAGAGACACACTTACTAATGATGCTGACTATACAAACGTTGGCTATACAATGAACGGTCTTGAACTGCAGTTTCAACCTGACTTCGGCGAAGTTACAGTTGACCAGATTCTTGACGTTGCAAAGCTTTACAAGCAAGGCATGCAGGTTAATCTTGCAACAGCATTTGCTGAAGCAACACTAGAAAACCTTCTACTTGCTTTGGCTTACAGCGATTCCAAGCTATCAGGAACAAAGTCATCTTCAGCAGGAAGAGCACTTGACCTTTCTGCAGGCGATATTGGCGAATGTCCAGTTGAGCGTGGTATGGTCGCAGTAGGTCCAGGAACAGGCGATTGCGTAGATTCTGCTTATGTAGAGCGTGTTTACACAGCATACCGTGCACTCTCAATTGAGAATGTTACAGTATCTGCAAAGCGTGATGAGGCTTCAATGTTTGAAGTTTCATTCCGTCTACTTCCAGAGGATGTTTCTGGTTCATACGGTAAGATCGTAGATCGTACCTGGACACCAGCTTCATAATTTAATATCAAAACGACTTAGCCCACTATGAAAATAGTGGGTTTTGTTGTTTATGTATGATAAAATTGAAGTATATGGCTACAAAAATATACAACAATAAAATAATTAGACTTATTGACGGTACAGAAATTGAGGCTATGCCCTTAAAGATAAAGTACCTTCGTGAGTTTATGGATGCTTTTCAGTTAGTTCGTAATGCTCAAGATGACGATGATGCAATTGGGTTATTGGCAGAATGTGCAAGAATAGCAATGAAACAATACTGCCCATCTATATCTAGGAGTACCGAAGACCTTGAAGATAACCTGGACATGCCAAATATATATGAGGTTTTAGATGTTGCTGGCGGCATAAAGATAAACAGTAAATCAAAAGAAACCGTAAAGGATCAAGCATCAGATAGCGGTATTACCTGGGATACACTTGATCTTGCTAAGTTGGAGTCAGAGGTTTTTTTGCTGGGTATATGGAAAGATTATTATGAACTAGAAACATCTCTTTCTATGCCAGAACTACTAGCAACCATAGAAAGCAAAAGAGAATTAGACTATGAAGAAAAGAAATTTTTAGCAGCAATTCAAGGAGTTGACCTTGAGGGAGAACAAGATAGAGGACAAAAGGAATGGGAAAATATGAAGGCTAGAGTATTTAGCCAAGGTGCAACTTCTGATGGTAATGACATACTTTCTTTCCAAGGTCCTAAAGCAGCAAGTGCAGGGTTTGGCATTAACATGGGTCTTGACTATGAAGACGTTAGAGACCCTTCCGTTATGCTATAATTGACTAAGCCTATATAGGAGGAACAAATGGCAACAAAAGTACACGAGGGGAACGAACTTACTCTGATTGATGGGACAAAGATTGAGGTTAGACCTCTTAAGATTTCTTTGCTCCGTCCGTTCATGAAGAAGTTTGAAGGAGTAGCAGCAGTAGCAGATAATAATGAAAAGTCAATGACTCTTCTTGTTGAGTGTGTTCAAATTGCTATGCAGCAGTATAAGCCAGAATTGGCAAAAGACTTGGAAGCACTTGAAGAAATTCTTGACCTTCCTACAGTCTACAAGATTGTTGAAGCAGCATCAGGTATTGAACTTGGTTCTGTGGCAAACACTCTTGCATTTGAATAACAAAACTTAAAAGAGGTGATGCATGGCTGATGTAAATGCTAATATTGGCGTAAATATTGATACGTCTGCAGCATTGGCCCAACTTAAAGGCCTACAACGTCAGATTTCGCAGTTTCATACCTCAATCGCTAAATCAAGCGAAACAGCAGCACTTGCACAAAGGGATCTGCAGAGAAACTTTCTTAATGGCGTAAATGCTATTGGATCTTTCTCTGCAGAACTCCGCAGTGTAAAAACAACTTCAGAGTCTTTTACTAATTCTCTTGAAAAGAACAAGTTCTCAATGCGAGAATACTTCCGATATGCGGGAGCATCTACAAAAACATTTGGTAAGTTATTTAAGTCAGAGTATGACACAATTGGCAAGGTAGCAGAAGATCGGGTAAAGAAACTTCAAACCCAATACATTAAGATGGGCAGAGATGCCTCTGGAGCAATGAAGGCTATTGCTATCATTCCTAATGAACTAGATATGGGCAACTTTGCAACACAGACACAATTGGCTGCACAAAAGCAAGCGCTGTTTAATCAGTTAATGAAGCAAGGCTCAACTAACCTTTTAAACTTTGGTAAGAATACACAGTGGGCTGGTCGCCAACTTATGGTTGGTTTTACCCTGCCACTTATGGCTGCTGGTTCTGCAGCTTCACAAGCTTTTATGAAAATGGAAGCACAAGCACTTAAATTTAAAAAGGTATATGGAGATTTATTTACTCCACAAGGAGAAACAAAGCAAGCCCTAGCGGACATACAGGCCCTGGGAAGAGAGTTTACTAAATACGGCATAGCGGTTTCAGATACAGTTGGCTTAGCCGCAGATGCCGCTGCAGCAGGTTTTCAAGGGGTAGACCTACAGCGTCAAACAACAGAAGCAACAAGGCTTTCCGTCCTTGGTCAACTTGATAATCAGAAGGCTCTAGAAACTACTATTTCTTTGCAGAATGCTTTTGGTATTTCTAGCGCAGAACTTGCAAACAACATTGACTTTCTTAACGCAGTAGAAAACCAAACTGTACTATCTCTTGATGACGTAACAACTGCCATTCCAAAGGTTGCTCCAGTAATAAAGCAATTGGGTGGAGACGTAAAAGATTTAGCATTCTTCTTAACAGCAATGAAAGAAGGAGGAGTAAATGCATCAGAAGGCGCTAACGCTCTAAAGTCTGGTCTTGCATCATTAATTAATCCAAGCACTAGAGCAAGAGGAATGCTCAAAGGTTTGGGTATAGATATTAATAGTATTGTAAATAACAATAAGGGAGATCTAAAGGCTACAGTAGTTGGATTTGCTCAAGCACTTGATACGCTTGCACCTCTTGAAAGAGCACGAGCAATTGAACAAATGTTTGGTAAGTTCCAGTTTGCTCGTTTGTCTGCTTTGTTCCAAAACGTTACTAAAGATGGAACCCAGGCATCTAGAGTGCTTACTTTAGCAGGATCTTCAGTACAAGAACTTGCAGCGCTATCTGATAAAGAATTAGGAATGACTGCAGAATCTGCAATGAATAAGTTTAAAAAATCTGTTGAAGATTTAAAGTTTGCACTTGTTCCAGTTGGAGAAGCATTCTTAAAGGCTGTCACCCCTGTCATTGAATTTATATCTGGAATAGCACAAAAATTTGCGAACTTGTCTGAGGGAACTAAAAAAGCAATAACAATTATGGTTACAGTAGTTGGTGGCCTTGGTCCAGTATTACTTATGACATTTGGTCTGCTTGCCAACGGCGTTGCTAATATAATTAAATTATTTTTAACGCTTCGTAGTGGATATCAAAACTTAACAGGCCAGTCAAAAAATCTTGGTGAACAAACCCAGTATATGACAAGTGAGCAGTTAGATGCTGCTGCTGCAGCACACTCACTTAATCAATCACATGCAAGACTTACTCAGCAGTTTACAGCAGAAACAGAAGCACTAAAAAAACTTATAGTTGAATATCGTAATGCCGCTGCTGCAGGTGCAGGATTTGCTACCCGTAATCCTGGAATGATGAATCCACCAAGAAGAAAAATGGTAGATGGAGGAATACTTTCTGGCCCAGGAACTGGAAGATCAGACTCTATTCCAATCATGGCTTCAAATGGTGAAGCAATTATTTCAGCTAAAAATGTAGAAAAATATCCAGAGTTAACAGCAGGACTTGTTGCTGGAAATATTCCTGGATTTAAAAATGGAAGACTGCCAATATTTGCAGAAAATGCAATTAGATTCCAAAACCCTACACAAAATATGTCACAGCAGGCGGGACAAACAAATCTTGCTTCAGTGTTATCAGTTTTATCTGCAAGAGTTGGAGAATCAAGAGGAATAGCTCCAACACAAAACGCTGTAATTTCTGGTAAATTTGACCCTATTACAGAAGAATATACCTCTGTTACTCAAAAATTTGTTGACAATGTAAACTTAGAATATGACACAACATTTAAAGATATAAAAGACACCAATGAAAGATTTTCTCAGTCTTGGACAAAAGCAGGAAAAGCTGTAGAAAAAGAAGTTAACGGAATAGCATCTGATGCAGAAAGAGGCGCAGTAAGAAAAGTATTTGGACTAGATCCAGATGTTTATGGAACAATTCCTACTGAACCACGAAAAGCTGGAGGAACAACTCCAGAGCGTGGAAGAAAAGGCGCTTTTAAATCTAAATTATTTGGAACTAGGTCATATACACAAATAAGACCAGCAATGAAAAATATTTATGAAAGAATTACCAAGACTCCAGGCTCTGCAAAAGATCTACAGCTTGGTCACGTATATAAGCCACAAATGACTGATATCGCTACACTACAGGCCAATCCGATGGCATCAGGATCTGTTGCAAAGGCTGCAAAGGTTATGAATGGCCAAGCACAAGAAATTGCAGATGGAGCAATTAAGTCTACTGCTAAAGCAGCAGGTACAGCATCTCCTTCTAAAAAGACAATTCCTATCGGTGAAGATATTGCCCGTGGTCTTGAAGTTGGAATGAAAAAGCGTAGAAAAAATGTTAAAACACAAGCAGAGCAATTAAGTTCAACAGCAGTAGATGGCACCAGAGCGGGAGCAAGAAGAGCAGCAAGAAGAGCAGCATCAAGACCACAAGGCCCAGCACCAATTGGTCCTATAATTCCTCCAGGTACAAAAGAATTATCAATAATAGCCAGACCAAAAGAACAAAAGCCTCCAGCAGCAGAAAAGCCCAGTGGCCGTATGGCGAAGGTTGGGGGCCTTGGTACAGGAGTTGGCCTATTAGGTGCTAACATGGCTCTAAGTGCCCTTCCAGACTTTGCTGGCAAGGGAATTATCCAGTCCACTATGACTGGCGCTAATATGGGTATGCTATTTGGTCCATGGGGGATTGCTGCTGGTGCAGCAATAGGATTAGTTACATCTGCATTTGTTACTCTTATTGCAAAACAAAAAGAACACGAAGCAACCGTAAGAGCAACCTTTACTGCAAGCACTGAAATAGTTAAAATGTTTGGTGATGCTGTTTTGGATACCAGCATAAAAATAACAAATATCACTAATAGCTCAACAGGTCTTGGGCAGTCTCTTGGTGGACTTACTCCAGAAATTCAAGCAATGGTTGATGCAATTAAAGCATTACCAGAAGACAATCCGTTGGCTAAGTTTGTTAAAAATATATCTTCAAGTAATTCTGACCTACAAAGTGTTACAGGGTCAATTAGGTCACAGGTAACTGCATTAATTTCAACTGGAGGACTAGATCCAAAAAATGCAGAAAAAACTGTTCTGGCTTTATTAAGCGCTGCAAACAGAACAAGAGATTTTGGTGCTGTGTGGAGTGCTATATCTAAAGATGTTGTTGATGCCCAAACTGCAACTACAGTAGGACTAAATAAGTTAAATTCTATGGTTGATAAAACTTCAGATGTATGGGCTGAATATATAGACGGTACTGAAAAAGTTGAAAAAACATATAAAGCTATGACACCGCTACAAAGAGCGCTTGCAGATCAGTTATCAAGTATATTTGCTATAACTAGTAATGGGTCTTTATCTTTTGAGCAAATGAAACAAAGAATAGATGGTCTTAATGCTTCAACAGTAAGTGCAGAAGTTGGTGTTATAGCCCTTACTGCTGCTATTAATAATAGTGGAAATTCCGATGCAATAGCAAGAATTAACAAGATTAAAGAAATGTATAAGGCAACAGGAATTCAGGCAGAACTTACTGCTGGACAAATATTATTGGCAAATGCAGTAATGCAATTTGCAACTCCTGGAGATGTTTCCGAGTATGCAAAGAAAAAAGATAATAATCTTTCAAAAGTACCATCCAACCTAACAGGTCTGGGAGCAACTTATTTTGATAAAGTTTTAGAATATGCAAATTCTCCTGAGTTTAAAAAGAAATATAATGATCTTCAAAAAGCAATTGCTAGAGCTTCAGGAACAATTACTGGAGAAGAAACAGGAGTAAAAGGAACAGATATTCTTACTAAGCAATCAAAACTTGTCATTGCTAATCTACAAAAAGAACTTGATGCTTTAAAATCTAAAAGAGATGTTATTAATGAAACAAACGATTTACTTAAAAGACAATATGATCATCAACAAAAATTAATGCAATTACAGAAAGATGCAACTCAGGCAAAAATGTCTGGAGATTACATTGGCGCTGCTATTATAGAGCAGCAAAAACTATTTCAAGTATCAGAATTTAATAGAGAAACAGACGCTGATAAGCTTAATAAAGCAATAACAAAATTAGAAAATGTAATATCTGCAATGACTTCAAACATTAAAGTTACTAATGCCAAGACAGCGCTAGATGCAGCAAAAAAGAAGTTAGCAGGAGGCGGACTTATTAAGGGTCCAGGAACTGGAACCTCTGATTCTATCCTTGGAATGGTTGCTCCTGGCTTTGCGGATGGTGGAATGCCGATAAGAGTTTCTAATGGTGAATATATAATTAAAGCGGACACCGTTCAAAAATATGGAATTAATTTTATGGATAATTTAAATGCACAAAAATTTGCAGGCGGAGGACAAGTAAAGCCTATTGATTGGCAAGTAATGTCTGATACTCCTACGGAAATGTCTTATACCCCACCACCTAAAATAATTCCAAAGCCAAAAAAGAAACAGCCTATGAAGGACACCTTTGATGGACAACCAGATATGTGGCGTGGGTATCCATATTATGGTGATGATATGGGTATTCCTCATAGTCCATATAACTTCCTTGATTGGTTTAAAAAGATTAGGCCAAAATATGGAACATGGAAAAAGTCAGAAACTTTTAATGCTGCAAATGGTGGAATTGTAAAAAATGGTTTAATGCAAAAGTGGGCTAGATCATTAACTGGAAACCCTCTTTCAGAAATGATGGGTACAGCAGCACTACTTAGAAAAATTTCTGGAACTGGCAAAAAAGGAGATGCTCTTTCAGCAGCAATGCTGCCAGCAAGTTTTGCGGGAATGGGAATCGGATCAAAGATTGCAAATTCTGGCGGACTAATGAAATCTTTGTTTGCACTTCCCAACAAAATTAATCAAATGAAAAATCAAGCAAAAGTTAACTCAATGATAAAGGGTGGAATGTGGCATGGCTCACAGCCACAGGGATTCCGTGGAGAAGAATATTTACAAGGAACAAATATCTTAGAGGGTGCAGAATCATATGATTCATTCTATGGTATGGGATTCTTTGGAACATCATCTAAATCAGAGGCAGACCTTTATGCATCGGGATATAACTCTTTAAATAACTGGGGAGAATCATCTGGCTCTATGAACCAAATTGTAGGATCCCCAAAGGGTAAGTATGTAGATTTTACTAGAGGAACAAATTCTCTTAAGTGGCAAGATTATTCATTGGCCAAAGCTTTGGGTGTTAAAAAGAATGGCTATATAGGATCTTACATGAAAGAAAATCTAGGAGATCTTATGTCAGCCGAAGGCATGACAGGCGCTATAATGAATAGAATTAATGCTGGAAAAGTTCCTGGAGATATAGCGGATGCAAAGTGGCTATCATGGAATAACCCTGCTGGAGTAATAACAAAAGAAAAATTTGCAAATGGCGGAATGGTTGGAAATCAGTACAGCATTCCTTCCTACAATACTGGAATAGATTATGTACCTGCTGACACCCTTGCAATGATTCACAAGGGTGAACGTGTATTAACAGCAGAAGACAATAAGAAATATTCTCAGGGAACAACCATTAATAATAATATAGTTATTAACGGAACTGACCTAAATAAAAAAGAAATTGCAGACGAAGTTATGGTAAGATTAGATACAGTACAAAAAAGAAACAACAAGAGCAATAAGGTAGGAATATGACAAATTATCCAATTTCTGCGGGAATTCAATTATCTCTAGATAATAGTACTTGGTACAAAATTACTGATCATAACAGACAACCACTAGAGTATAACCCAGAACTTATTGAGTCTTCATCACGCATGGCTAATGGTAAAATGCGTAAATACGTTATTGCTAAAAAAGAAAAAATTTCTACGTCTTGGGACTATGTACCTTCAAAGACTTCAGAGTGTGTTGATGGCAATCATGGCCCAGCTTGGCTTGAATCTTTTTACAAAGCTAATGTTGGTATTCCCATTTACCTAAAGGTTATTACTTCAGAAATTACTGTAGATCCAGCAACTGGGTCGGTTCCAGACAATTTTTATTTTCAATCAGCCTTAAATGGTTCAAAGGTCTATAGTGTTTTTATAACTAACTTTTCAAAAACAATTAACAATAGAACAAAGTTGTCAGACTATGTAGACATGAATATTGAATTTACGGAAATATAATGCTAGATAATATAAGTAATACTGTTTTTTTAGAGTCCGAATCTATATCTTTAGTACCAGTGGTGTCTGCAGAATGGAATCAAAATCTTTTTAATCCTCCACATATAACTGTTGCAGGAGATGGTTCTGCAATATCATCAACTTTAACTAGTGGAACCGTTTCCTCCGTAACCACTGGAGGAAAAGAAAATTTTACAACTAAAAGTTTTACAATGGCAGATGGATTGGGATCCGTTAAATATACTGCAACAGGATTAAATGGGGATGCCTATAAAGTTGTTACCTACATTAAAACAAATAGTTCATTACCTTTGTTAATTAATATCTCCGTAAGAGGAACAGAGCTTCAATATGGGTCAAGCCAAGAAGAAGTAAGTTCGTTGGGCTGGACAAAAATTGTTACATATGCGGGTAGTTATGGAGATACCTTTTCACAATTAGATTATACAATAAGTGCAAATAGTCTAAGTGGATCAGATACCGACACAGCAGTCGTAATGTTTACCCTTCCTCAAATATATGAGACAACATATTTTAACTACCAAAATAATTCCTTATGGCCAACAGAAGAACCTTTTACTAATTTTAGACCAGGAGAATCATACGTTTCAACTGGCAATAATATATTCTCTTTCCCCTCATCATATAGAAAAATAAACAATTACGATACAGCAAGCGCTGGACCATTCTATTCCCCAATCACTTCAATTACCCAAAACCCATCAACCATTCTGGGTACAGGAAATGTTCCAGCATTAAAAAATGCACTAGCAAGCAGTGTTTCATCATTTAAATATTTTGTGTCTGATGAAACTAGTAGGACAATATCTGCAATATATGAAAAAAATATTTATGTTAATAAGTTAGTTATTAAACTTAATACAATAGTCACAAGACCATCAATCAATATTTATTTAAATGGATCAATAATATCTGTTGATGGATCTAATACAATTCAAATGCCAGTTAATTCTGAAAACGTATGCACAGGAATGCTTGTCTTGTACTGGAGTGGTTCTTCTTGGACAAAGACAAAATGGAACTCTTCTCAACTCCCAGTATTCACGGATTCTGGATCATTGACAACATATACAACGATTAATAAGATTACAGTGTCTCAGGTTAGCCAAACAACAAACTCAGCATTTTCAGGTTATACGTCAAGTAATGATTTTTTAAATGATGTAAATAGAATGCACGTTGTAGAAATTTCACCAAGACTTGAAATAGATTTGTCAAATTTTGTTCAGGATATGTCAGTTGATAAATCTTTAGACTCTAAATCTACCAATCTACCAATATCAGGAATAAATGCTAATACTGCTTCTGTTAATTTATCGGGGATTCCAGTTGTTAGCCAGGATAACATTATACCTATATTCTCTAGTCAAAATAATAACTATCCAACAGTATTGTCAGGAATGCTAAAAAAAGGAATAAAGCTATATCTTGGATACAAAGTATCGGATTTTTCTATTCAGTCTTTAGGACCTACATCAGGACTATCCACATATATTCCAGCGGGAATTTTTTACTCCGACAACTGGGATGAAACAGATATTTCATCCATATCAATCCAAGGATATGACATTATAAGATATATGCAAGCAGTCCCAGCCTCTGACTATGTGGTAAACGGAAAAACATCCTTTGACACCATATCAGACATTCTAGAACTATCTGGATTTACCGATTATGATTACAACTCTTTATATAGTGTGTGCAATAACAAAGCAATGCCTTTTGATCTTTACTACTATTCTGTGTACTCCAAAGATACAACAGTAATTGGTTTTATGAATGAGACATTAATTCCATATCAAATTGCTGCATATGTAGATGAATACGGAATAATTAAATTTAAAAGCTTGCATGATATCCTAACATCAACAACTCACGTAATGGATATTTCAGACGACAACATTATTCAAGGAGGATACGCAGTATCAAATAAAAGCAAGCCAGGAAAGATTTCAATAAAATATACACAACCAAAAATTAAACAGTCACCTTCACTAAAAAATGTTCAGTCTACTGCAGTTGCTAATTCAGCATCATCTATATATGTAGCATCTAATGATATCCTATGGGAACAACAAAAAACAGATGCTCTTGGTTTTAATTATGTTGATCAAGGCATAGGCCTGCAATCAACAACCTTAAATCTAAATAAAACCGATTTAACGAATATTTTTTATTCATATAATACTGATTCAAATGGTTACGCTATTGTAGAAAATGAGGTAGTTTCTTTTGAATATAAAGAGCATAAACTTTCAACTACAAAAGCAAACGTTCTTGTAGAAGAGTATGTGTCCATTAAAAACAATCTAGAATTACAATCAGAAATAAATAAGTTCATAAAAAAGCATCAAATTTCTTTAAGATACTCTACTGCAAATATTACAAATGCTGTAGGGGATGGAAATTTAATTACCTATACAGCAAATAATACCTTTAAAGAATATGATTATGTATCTGTTACTGGAGTGTTACCAGCAAACTATAATATTACTGGATATGTTTATCAAAGAACTTCAACATCATTTAAAATTAAAAGCCCAGTAAAGGGAACCTTTGTATCTGGCGGCACAGCAGTTGCAAATGGTGGCTACGACATAACGGTTTCTCCTACTGGAAATATAACAAATGTTAAGCGTGGACTATTTGGGACCAGCGCCTCTGAACACAAAAGAATAACAACTCTTGCTAGCAAAGACTTAAAGGCTACTTTTAACACATCTGGTGCATCTGCTCAATCTTCAGCAACAATTATAAATACTAATGCTGAAGACAGCGCCTTACCAAGTATAGACAAAATTAAATGCTTTAATCTATCAGGTAAGGAAATGTTAATTTATCCAGATACCCACTTTGATCCAGGATACCAAACTTACTCTGTTAAATTTGAGTTACCAGAAAATGACACAACAGAAGCAGGACTATTTTATAATTGGGACAGAGAAGCCTTTGATACTCCTAGGGAAGATGAAGAATCACTGTCTGTTTCCCTTGTCAGATATAATAAAACTAATCCACTAACTGAATTTGCATATAGTCCACCAAGGTATGAGTATCTTATTAGAATTGACCAACAAAATATTAATACAGTAGCCTACGCTAACGTAACTGGAGAATGTAAAAAAATAGTTGAAAATTCACTTGTTGTTGCAAGCAAGAGTGTATTTGACGCAAACGGCCCAATACTTTATAAGCCAACCACCTTTAACTTGCAAGTAGTAAACTACCTTTCTGATGGATCAGATGGAGAAGATGCTACAGAAGAATCTCCAGTAAATATTATAAAGGTTTACTTAAATGGCATCTCCATATCTGGATGGCAAATTCCAACCACCTTAGAAATAGATCCTGATGATCCAAGAGGAACTGGGTATAAACCACTAGGCATTAATGCAAAAACTGGTTTATATAAAAATCCATCAGTAGATCTTTTTTCAACATATGCAAAAACTTTTGGTTTTATTACAACAGACAACCCAGCAATGCCTTCTGCAATTGAGCCATCAATTATATTCTTAGATTCAAGCAATACTCATTCTGCATCTTTGTTAGAAATACATGCAACAACAAAACAGTTACTATCAAGAAGCGTAAACTATTATTATCAGGATATAGAATTTTTAGACGGAATAATTAAAAATAGACCAATTGCTTTAGAATATCCAACATACATAATGCAAACCACACCTGAAGTTCATGGAATTAATATTTATGATGTTGAGTATGGAACTCCAGCAGCAATTACGGCATTGCATTCTAACATTCAGTATATGTGGAGATATATTCCTTATCAAGACTTAAACAAAACTGCAAAATTTCAAAAAAGGTTAGTTGACGAATACTCTGTTTCATATTCCACACTCAGTAACACCGGGCACCGTGGAAAAATTGCTTTAGCAAATAATGCCTCACATATTGTTTATATTAAAAAAGATGCCGATGAGGTAAATAACTTTGCTATTAACTTTACAATGTGGACAAATCAAGCCATAGTCCCCTCTGACCCAGAACTTATAGAAAAAATACTTGACATGGGGAATGCCTCTGAAGTTATGCAAATGGACAGTAGATGGATTCAGTCAAAAGATGCTGCCTATAAAATTATGAAAATAATAGAGTTTGGAATGACAGGATTTTCTAAGGACATAAGGTTGTCTTTATTTGGAAACCCATTGATTCAGGTAGGAGATGTTATTCTTTTTACCTATAATCTAAAAGGAATCACTCAGGAAAAGTGTGTGGTATCTTCGGTGTCTCACTCATTTTCAAATGGACTATCAACAAGCGTAGTGCTAAATAGGCTTGAAGAGTAGGTATGGTATAATTTAATGATAGGAGAAAAAAATGACAATTCAGCTAACTAACCCAAATATATTAGATCTTACAGAGTGGCAAAAAGTAATCAATGAGATAAACAATATCTCCGCTAAAATTGACGCTATTACTACTTCACAAGGTGCACAATCAACAGACTCTATAGACTGGAATACTCTTAAAAATTTTTCTCAGCAATTTAATGTTGGTACTCAAAAAATATTATTTGGAAAAGAAGAAGTGGTATTTGCAAACCTTACTAAAAATGGAAATTTTTATGAAGGGGCTGTAAGCTTTTCAGAAACAACAGGAGTCGGAGCTTTTAAAGCAAAGCCAATTATTACTGCAAGCGCTGTTTTTTCAAACACGACCATGCCGACAAACAATGCAGGGATTAATATTTCTGTTTTTAATCCAACAGAAACTGGCTTTGGCTATAGACTTACAAATACTTTACATTCTTCGGGCACACTAGGCGGAAGAATTTACGTTAACTGGATAGCTATCGGACCTCAGTAAAAGGAATCTATTGTGGAGTCCAAGTATACAAGTAATAGAAACATTGCAGGAGTTCCCACAATTCCTATTGCTACTGATGACCCACGACTTTCTTGGTATCAAAAAGCTTTAACTAAATCAACTGTTGGTGGTCCAATTGATGAAATTGGATTAGATGGAAAATCTTTAAATGCAGGAGGTACAAGTTTTTATGCACCGAGTGGAGCATCAAACCTCAATACAGGCTCTAGTGGTGCAAACTTTACAGCCCCAGTAAATGGGGGGCCAGCAATTAATGTTGGATTTGAAGCAATTGTTCCAACAGATGTAACAAACGTTGTCGCTACTTGGTCTTTATCTTCACCCGAAGACCTAGTTGTAAATTTTGACTGGGACTATGCTGACCAGCTAAACGCTACAATAACAGAGTTTGTGTTAGAAATAACAGCAGATGGAGTAACAAGACAAACCCCCTACGGATCTTTTATTCCAAACAGATCTCAAACAGCACAAACCTTAACATTAACAAAATCTTTAAACCGTTCAACACTTGGAATTTTTAGAACATCAATAACAAGTGTTTGTGTTTATGCTATAGATTCATTTTATAATAAAAGCAGCAATGTGTGTGACACTTCAATACCAGCATATGTGTTAAACCTTCCTACCCCAACCATAACAGTAACCGCAGCTTCTAGTGGATACAATGTGGCATACACTGTGCCTACCGAGTCTGTATTTGATGCAATAGATATTGTTGAATATGAATCAAGCGCATCTACAGAGCCAACAGGAGTAGCATATTCAAGAGTTTATTTTAATAGTGTTTCTCCAGCAAATATTATTACTTTAAACACAAATTCTAGATGGGTAAAGGCAAGGTTTTCTTCAGATAGCGGAGTATATACTGCTTTTTCTGCTGCACAAAAAATAACACCAATAAGTCCAGTCACAGTAGATACAGAAGGTCCTGCAAATGTAGCAACAGTTACAACTTCGGGTGGACTAGATAGTACTGGAACGATTGGCTTTAATGGTTATGCGGATATTTCTTGGGCTTCCGTCACAACTGGCGGTATTCGTGGATACAGAATAAGATATAGACCAATAACAACCCCAGAATCATCCTACTCTTATGCTAACTCACCTGGTGCTGGAACTGCATATAGACTATCTGGTTTAGGCGCAGGGTTAACATATCAAATTGCAGTTGCCACATATGATGAATACAATAACACATCTACTTCTTACGTTGCTGGATCAAATGTTGCAATTAGCGGAACTCCTTTTATAGGAACAAATGTTTCAACCACAGGATTTTTTCAAGCAGGAGTAAGTGGAACTGATACGGGAACATTTAAATTTGGGTACGGAGTAGATACTGGTAAAAGAGGTTTGGTATTTAACGCACATAACTATTGGTACATAGACTCAGCACAATCTGCCTCATTAAAGGTAGGCGGAAGTACAACAAACTATATAGAGTGGAATGGATCTACATTTGTAATTGATGGAGATATAACTGCAAGAGGGGGATACTTTGCTGGCAATGTTGGAATAATTTCTGGAGGGTCTTTATATTCAGGAACTATTAGTGGCGGAACACTTTCTGGAGCAGGGTATATATTAAATGATGATGGAATTACATTTTCTAATGGACTATCTGGTAGTTCATTAAGACAAACAACTATAGCTGGTGCAAGTGGTTTATTAACAACCAATTCTGCAAACATTGGTGGATGGACCATCAATTCAAATGAAATTAAAAAAGTAAAGGGTACTTTAGAAGATCCAGAAGGAACTATATCACTAGACTCAACAGAAGGATATATATCAGTATCAAATGATAATATTGAGAATCAGACAGCAGGAATAAATAGCCCAATTCTTGCTACAGATGATGTATTTTGGTCTGGAAGTAATGGTCCTGATGGAACAGCACCATTTAGAGTAAACCTTGAAGGTAAAGTATTTGCAACAAATGCAGAAATTACAGGAAAAATAATTGCAGGAGATGGTGGGTTTGGTACTTATAGTAACAATGCTATAACCATGGGGTGGAACATTAATGAATCAGGGCTAACTGCAGTAGGAATTGCAGATATTAATATTGGAAATTCTGGAAGAATTACAGTTGGAGAATATGCAATAAATACTATAGATGGAACAGATTTTTCTATTTACGATATTACAGGAAGTGCTGGATCAGTTTCAAGGTATGTTTTAAGAACAGATACAGTTGTTGGGGCAGAAGCAGATGCAAGAAGGTTGTTTTTAGGTGATCCAACTAGGCACGTTGAAGTAGCAAGGTCGGCAGCGCTTTCATCAACTGGAACAACTGCAACATTGCCATCAACATCTCCGTCAGCTTTAGGTGCCTACAGATCTGGGGGACTAAGAAATATATACACTGCAAGTGTAAGCAATGTTAGTACAGGTACTGCAGGAAATATTTTAGAATACCCGTCCTCTCTTAGAGGAGATATTCTTGTTGTTTATAGTGCAACCACTCCAGACCCAAGTAATCCAGCAGAGTATCCTTGGAGAAAAATTGTTGATATGTATATAAATACTAAAGGATCTTCTGCTATTGCTCCACTTAATACTATTGCTCCACTTATTACTCTGATAGGAAATAGACAATATTCATCTACTAGTGGAACTTGGTTGTCAGACCCAGAAGAAACTATTACATACCAGTGGAAATATAATAGTGAAGGTTCAACATGGTTGCCTATTTCTGCAAGCTATGCAACAAGTGGAAACACCACATCTTCAACACTTTCATTAATTAATGATCACTACGATGGAATGTCTATTAGATGTTATGTTACAGCTAGTATATCTGAGGCATATACAGTAAAAGAATC